TCGGTGGTAGTAACTACTGGTTGATGAAAAAGTTTATGTCCAGAGTTCAGATAGGACTCCGAAGAAACGAGAAGATGTTTATGGTCTTTGGTTTCTGTGAACCTGCAAGAAATTTTGTTAGTAGTGGTAGAGGAACTCTTCATGGAACTCCATACCTCTTAGGAAGATACCAAGAAGGTGTAGTAGAAGAACGTGAAAGAGTGAATGAAAAATTATTACGACTATACGAATATTGGTTGAGAGCACATACGGACGAAGAAGTTCATAGTATGTCTTTAGACATTATATGGCAGATTCAATGTATTTGCAAACAATATGATATTCCATATTTGTTTACTTCTGCTACTGATTTTTATTATGGCGATTGGTCAAATATTGATCCAAGATATTACTATGGACATCATGCGACTAATAAAACAATCTATGAACCTAGTAGACCTGGTAATGTAATTGTTAGAGAACAATATAGTTATTGGGGTGTTGCTACAAATCATCCAGATTGGAAACATCTAAAAGATACTGATCGTTGGTCAATGCACTATCCAGAAGAGTATCATGAATACTGGGCGGGTCGCCTGATCAAGTTCATTGAGGATCAGAAGATTCTTGAAGGTAAAGTTGACAAAGCCCTACAAACATCACTATAATGACTCTGTGGAGTTTCAGAAATAAATATAGCTAAACTTAAAAAGCTATATGGTTGATTATGAGAACCCTTGGATGTACGAGGGTCGTGCGTTTTTGTCTGAAGATATTGGAGATAACTACGGGTTCGTTTATAAAATTACGAACTCACTTAATGGTAGAGAGTATATCGGAAGAAAATATTTTGTCCAGAAGCGGAAACCAAAGGGTGGTAAACGTCGAGTAACTTCAGAGTCCGACTGGAAGAAGTACTACGGGTCTTGCCCTGAATTGAAAGAGGATATAAAGAAGTACGGAAAACAGAACTTTTCTCGCCAGATTTTGAGTATACATACTACACTAGGAAAGGTGAACTACGAGGAGACCCGTCAGTTGTTCGTCCAGGGAGTCCTGACCGAATCGCTTGACAACGGTGTCCCGAGGTTCTACAATTCTAATGTTCTCGGCCGTTACTACAGGAAGGACTACTTTCATGGAACAAGATCTGATGAATGAGACCCAGCTTCTCAAGGACAGTATCATTGATCGCATCCATGACCTAGTGGCTATGGGTGACTATCTGAACGCTTGTGCTGTTTATGAAGAATTCAAAGAATCATTTGAGGAACTTATCTGACATGTGGATGAATGCCGCTTTTGTTGGTGGAACTGGAGTCCTTTCAGCTTTCATCATTCATAATACCAACACTACTTCAGTGGTTACTGCACCACCACCAGTAGAAATCCCCAAGGTAGAATTCAAAGTACCTTCTTGTAAACGACCTGATTGCACACCAGAAGAACAGTATGTCTTATCAGAACTCCAAGAACACACCCGAATCACCGATCGTAATGCTCTTGCAACGATCATGGGTAACATTAAACAGGAAAGCAAGTTCATTCCCAACATATGCGAGGGAGGGGCTCGAGTTTCTTACAGGGATTGCACTCGCGGTGGTTATGGTCTTATTCAGTGGACCTCAATAGGTCGTTATAATAACCTTGGTAAGTTCTGCACTAACTTTGGATGTGACCCTAGTACACTAGAAGGTCAGACTCGCTATATGATTAACGAATCTGTGTTTCAACGTTACCTTCCAGAGTTTGAAGGTCGTGGTAAGACAGTAGATCAGTACATGGTTCCTGCATACTATTGGTTAGGGTGGGGAATCAAAGGTAATCGTCAACTTTATGCTTACGATTATGTGAACAAACTCAAACTCATGTGATATAATATGGGACAAGGATGAGTGTCCGAGTGGTTAAAGGAGACGGACTGTAAATCCGTTGGCTCTGCCTACGTTGGTTCAAATCCAACCTCATCCATAGGGGGTTGTAGCTCAGTTGGTTAGAGCGCCTGCCTGTCACGCAGGAAGTCGTGGGTTCAAGTCCCATCAGTCCCGTAGACAATCTGACCAGTCTCTGGTATGATTGTCCCATGCTTCAGTAGCTCAGTGGAACAGAGCAACCGCCTTCTAAGCGGTCGGTCGTTGGTTCGAGTCCAACCTGAAGCGCCAGTCGGTATGGCGGAATTGGTAGACGCGCTGGGTTTAGGTTCCAGTGGCTTTATGCCGTGGAGGTTCAAGTCCTCTTACCGACATTCACTATATAACAATGCGATGAATACTGAAAAAGTACAACTTGGTAATGGGTATAGTGGAAGTTACACTAACATCTTTCCAACTACGATTGGTAAATTCCAAGCAGATAAATCTATTTGGGAACCAATTCATGATAGGACTAGAGATGTAATTTACAAGCATAAAAAGTTTGTAGAGGATAAAAATCTAGTGAATCGTGGAGATCATGATTGGAAATTTGATGCTGAGAAGCATGGTGTAACATCATATTATGGTCCTAGTATCATGGAGTTACCACAATTCACTCCATTCTCCTCCTATCTTAGGAGAAGTCTAGACCATTACTTCTCTAGCATCTGTGATTATGAATACCCAGGAATGATATTGAACCAAGCATGGTTCACTGTCTATCCACCAGGACATTATATTCCTAGGCATTCACATCCAGCAACTCAAATGAGTGGCGTTTATTATTTTGATGTTCCAGAAGATGGTGGAGATCTTGTTTTTGAAGATCCAATTGGAGACTTCAGGGTGTGGTATGATGATGGACAAAATCCTGCAGGACCATTCAGACCTGTTACAGCAATGAATGTAAAACCAGAACCTGGAATGTTTGTTCTATTCCCGTCTTGGTTGCCTCATCATACTATGCCTAACAAGGGAAACTCTGATAGAATTATCTTTAGTTTCAATTTCATACTTAAAGTATGATTTTTCGGGTGAATAGCTCAGCGGTAGAGCATCTCGTTTACACCGAGGCGGTCGGGGGTTCGATCCCCTCTTCACCCATTTCTCTAAGAGGTTAAATGCTGTATAATGTTATCCGTCAGATGCAAGGTGTGCAACCGCGAACTCGTGGCGCACCCTACTAAGACTAGGTGTTGTGGATGCCCCAATATGACTACTGTTGTTGGGGACAAAATCACAGCAGTTGATCTGTCTTTAGTTTTACTACTGAAGTCTGAAAAAAGTATTAAGAAACACTCAGTATTGTCGAATGCTGACCTAAAATACCAAGAGGCACGAAGGAAACGACGTGTCCGCAAACTAGACTTTGAGGAACGCTGAATGATCAATCTCGATGACCGTTATCATTCGTACTTGCACACAAACAAGTGCCTTACCATTGACGGTCAGTGCGAGCATGTGATAGGATACGGGTTCACATGTGATACAAAATCTATTGATGGGTATTATGTGTTGACGAAAAACTACAAGTTGTTCTATAATCTTGAAGAACAATTTGTTCGCATGGAAGAGTGGTCGAGTGGTTGATGGCACTGGTCTTGAAAACCAGCGATGTGAGAGCATCCGTGGGTTCAAATCCCACCTCTTCCGTTTCGGGGTGTAGCTCAGCTTGGTAGAGCGCCGTCTTTGGGAGGCGGATGCCGTAGGTTCAAATCCTATCACCCCGACTTGGTAATATACCAACAATTATTACAATGAAAATTTTCTTAGATACAGCAAACCTCGATGAGTTTACTCCTCTATACAACACGGGGTTGATTAATGGCGTAACAACTAATCCTACGCTAATTATGCGAAGTGGTAGAGATCCTGAGGATGTCTATCAGGATTTGGTTGACCTTGGCGTTCCTGATATCAGCATGGAGGTTGTTGGAACTGCTGAAGAAATGTATGAAGAAGGAATTCGCCTTTCTGAAAAGTTTGGTGAGCAAGCAACTATCAAAGTACCATGCACTAAAGATGGTATTTTTGTATGCAGGAAACTATCCGAGAAAGGTATTCGAGTAAACGTTACTCTTATCTTTTCTGTAGCACAAGCACTGCTATCTGCACAAGCAGGAGCAACATATGTCTCTCCTTTTGTAGGACGCTGTAACGACAATTCTTTCAGTGGTGTCGAATTGATTCGTGCTATCGCTGGTGCCTATTCTACACAGAGAATTCAGACACAAATTCTTGCTGCATCTTTACGTGATGTACATCATGTATCTAGATGCTATCTTTATGGTGCA